GGTCTGCCCAACCATTGTCAGAAGTGGACGCTAACGTGCGGATGTTCTCTTGCTCTTCTTTAGCAATCTGGTCAATAGCCTGAGAAACTGCTTTTTTAAAGTTGGCGACTGTGTGCTCAAAGTACCCAATAAACTCTGGGGTACCCTTCAAAAGGGGTGCAGAACTATCGCTAGGTTGTGTTGAAGAAGAGCCTGTCATGGCTTGGTCCTTACGAAGTTCTGGGCAAATGTAACACCTTGACGCTCATCAAGGATAGTACAAGTTTATCAAACCCCAGGAAGTTTTGTAGGCCAAGGGTAGTTATGGACGGTATAGGGGTCAGGACCTGGGTCAAAAGGCATTTCCTGGTTGATATACACTTCCAAGCCCTCAACTACCACCAGAATATCGTCACGTAAACGACCACGGACACGGTAGGACATTACAGAAAAATACCTACCGTCATACGAAAACATGTCATTGAGATGGTTCTTATACTCATAGACTGACTCAACTCCTGCATCTCGGAAGTCTTGTACAGAGGCCACTAAGTTGACAATCTCCATAGGCTGACGACCTTCTGGAATTGCACGCTTGGTGTCTTCTGACTCAGTAATCATCAGAACAGGGACGGTAATACCATCTTTAAAAGATTTGCCACCTACCCCAATGATACCTTCATCATAGATGTCATCGTATAGGGACCCTGCACTAGCAGCGTTTGCCAATGGCAGATGTTCATACCAAATAACGCTTTCACCAGCGTAGGAGTGGTAACTGCGGTATTGCTTGCGAATGTTATTCGCTTCTATACGTAAGTCCATCAGTAATAAGCGTTGCTCGTGTAACTAGCAGGTGGGGATGTATCAATAAATACATCTTCACGCAATGGCTCATCTTTTTCAGTAACCAAGATATGGCCTTCAGCGTCTTCTGAGTAAATGCGTTCCATTGGTCCGTATTCCCCAATCTCCTTTGACTTGTACAAAGGCACAAGTCGGTTGGTGGTACGAGACACACGGCGAAGACTGAACTGCTCAATACGCTCAGGACCAATGTTGAGGTTATTAGCATGCTTACGGTATTCAATCTCCCATTGCTGGCAGAGGCTCTGGAGCATACGGAAACGCTGTGAGCCAGGGATGTGAATAGACTCAGAAGTCATCACGTCAATATCACGGGCGTATTCTGTCATAAGAGCCTGTAGCGCCTCCACAAGGGCTCCCAGGCCCACTACGTCCAACACAGCGGCACTAGCCTGCTCTAGAGGGACACTGATAGTGGGGATATGGAAGTTGATAGAACGCTCTGCGTAGAACTGAAGGTCAGAAGGCAAAAGCCATTCATAATAGTAACCTTCAATAAGAAGTTTGCTACCAGAAGCAGGAGTGGTAGCAAGTCGCAAGATACCGTTGCGGGCATCTATTGAATACTGAGATGAGGTGAGTTCTGTAACACTTGCTCCCGAAACAGTAGCGACCCACATGGTGGTTGTATCAATGTTAGGCTGACCTAACTCAAAAGTACGACCAATAGCGTCAAAGGTTACTTGGAAGAACTTAGGGAAATCTCGCAAGTAATTACGAGCCAACTCCATTGTGTGTTCAAGGGGTGTCAAAGTTGCCATTATTCGTCTCCTGAGCCCTTTCCAGGGATAGTATCGCTAGAAGGTTCGTTCATCTGTGGCTGTTGCTCACGAAACCGATGTGACATGACACTACGAATTTTTGTAATGTCCTCAACCGTTCCCGTTGGTGCAGGGAGTGGTCGTTCCATTACTGAGCCTCTAGTGCTTCAATACGTGCAGTAAGTTCAGTGTTCTTTTCTGAAAGTTCTTGTACTGCTTTTGTCAAAACAGCAATCAAGTCCATGGTTTTCCACATTTGTGCGACTACCTGGTCATTCTCTACACCATAGTCCAGAAGTTCAGGTGCATCCTCTGCAATCTCATCTACGATAAAACCATGATAAAACTGGTGAGCGTATGTATGCCTAGTTGCTAACCCATCGCTCTCTTGTGGCCTCATTTTAAACATGCGAGGGCGTAACTTATTAATGATGCTTAAACCATCGTCAAGTGGTTTAATCTGCTCTTTGTGCTTACGGAGAGAAGTTACTTTTGCAATGCGGTTGTCATCAAATAATCGCATGTTTGCAACAGCGCCCGTAGTTGGATAAGAGTTTATAAAAACGTTTCCTGAATTAAACGTGGCACCGCCAGAAACATTTAACCCACCAGAAGTGCTTAAAAGGCCCGCACTATACAAGCCATTGATAGTGCCCCATTGACCAGTAATACCATTCCAACCAAATTGTGCACTAGAAGATATTAGGTACCCTGCGTAACCTGCAACACTAGCAGTTCCAGCGTTTCCTGTGATATTGATGCCATAGGTTGCACCATTGTTTGTAACAATATCAGTAGGCTTACCAGTTACGTTATCCCAAGCAACTGCGGACGCAGTAAAGTTGCCACTGCTGTCACGAAGAACCAATGTGTTTGGAGAACTAGTTGTAGAAGGTGCAATGTAAACTGGGATATTAACCCAACCACCTTCTTGTTTAATCCACAAATCACTTTGACCAGTACCAGAGGCACTGCCATCTAGCCATAAATCACCAGTTTTTGCTACAGCAGCCGTGGTTGTGTCAACAAGAGGACTAGAAGGCTTAATCCATGCGTGAGTGCTGTTAACAAAGAGGCGCTTGTCAATGATATTTCTGGCTTCTACGTAACCAGTAACACCACTACCTGCACGGTACAAGGCAGCAAGAACAACGTAACCCTCAGTAACAGCAGGGAATTCAGGGTTAGTTGAACTAGCAGTACCTTTAACAACAGATGGTGCTGTTGAACCAGGGGCGATGACTACTAAGTCAAAACGTGGAGAAGTGTCACCACCGTCCAAGGTGACTGTTGTAGAAGAAGACTTATACAGGTATGAACCATTGATAAGTACTTTGTAAGGGTCAACCTCTACAGTATTTCCAATAGTTCCAGACGCTTGAACACGTCCGTTGTATTGGAAATTTGTAGGGTCGTAAACCAGCCCATTGGCTGGGTTTCCAAGAATTTGAAAATCTACACTATCGGGCTCTGCCTGGTCACCGACTGTCTTGTTGTTTACAGCGTCAGTGTAATTGGGAATGGAGAAGCCCATTAGTTACCTCAGAGAGTGTCGTAGATGTTTCCGTTGGTCTTGAGGTATTCGTAAAGGTCTGCGGGGATATGGAAAGTCTTTCCATCCTCAAAATCAAACTTTTGGTTACCCCAATGCATCAACCATGTGCCCTTAATACGAGCACGGCGAATGTTGGAATCAGTAGCAGGCTTAGAAACAACAACTTCTGTTTCTGTCTCTTCCTCTACTGGTTCTGCAAAGATGTTGGTCTTTTTGGTTGTCATATTGACTCCTAGTTTCTGTAACGTAAATAGTTGTGTTAGGGAGGGGCCATTTCTGACCCCTCCCTTACATCTTAGTAGGTTTGCAACTCCTTATCAGGAGATTGCGCCACCCTTGGTGTTGATAAGCACACGGGATTCTGCGGTGATGACACCGAAGCCCCAGATTGCGTACCAGGACAAACCGTGCTCACGACCGAAGTCAATGACACCGCCGTCACGGAGTTCAACTGGGAGGGCAATTGCCTGACCGAATGCGTTGTCACCAATCATGATTGCTGAGTACGAAGACGATGTTGGGTCTGTAGCAAGACCAGCAGGACCGCTCAAGTCAACAACATCGGTTCCAGAGGTCTGACCCTTAAGAACCTGAGTGGTTTCAATGAACACTACGTCATAGATACGACCGATTTCACCGAGCATGAAGTTGCCAGGAGCGGCATACTTTGTGACTTCAATGAATTCTGGCCAGTCACGAAGAGCACGGCTCTGTGATGGGTGTACGAAACAAACGTAGGTGTCGCCAAGGCGTGGGATGTTCTGACCTGCAAGAACCTCAACTGCGTCCTTAATGGCAGCAGGCGAGAGGTAACCTGGGTTAGAAGCGGTACCAAGAGTACCTGCATCGTATGGCGAAAGTGAGCCACGGCTTGCAGCAGGAGTGCGACCAAAGACCACTGAAGGTGCTACGGCTGCGCCACCACCAAATGGGGTGCCTGGTGCGTACAAGGTGTTACGTGCCTGGATGTCCATGGACTGAGCCATGTGACGACCGAGCAAGCGTGACGATGATGCCATAACGTCATCAAACGAAGCGTTGAGAAGGAGTTCGGTGACAGCAACAGCCTGACCTTGTTCCTTAACTGTGATTTGAATCTGGCTTGCGGAAAGAGCGACTGGCTCCATACGAACACCTTCAGTCAGTTGAGCACCAGTGGCTTCGCTAACTGCGAGGTTGTTGTAACGCATGAAGTTAATCGTGAGACCAGGCATAACACCGAGTTCGGTCTTCTTAACAGCGAACTGCTCAAAGCGAAGAACTGGCATTGCCTGGAACAAGATTTCCTTGGACCAGATTTGCTGGATTGCTGGGGAGAGGGTACTGTCACTTGAGTAACCAGTCGTGGAAATTGAACCAAGACCAGCACCTGTAATAGCACCACCTTGTGGGGCGGGAAGGGCCATGAGTTTATCCTCCTAGGATAAGGGTTGTTATGTTTTAGTACCTGCCCCGTGAAGGGCTGGCGTTGAGGAGCCTGTCTCGCATCTTCATGTACTGGTCCATCGGCATGTTGCGGATATC